TCATATTTTAATTCGTCAAAAGAAATTCCTAAACCTTGACCAGTTTTAGGTGGAGTATATTCTAAGCATTTAATTAATAACGTATCACCAGTTTCTTCACTAGCGTTCCTTCTTACTGGATAACTCAAATAAGATGGATTTAATTTTTTAGATTTAGTTTGATTAGTTTGATTTTGTTTAAAGTCACCAACAGTGCCAGAATTTCCCATAAATTTAGACTTTGCAGTCGTTTTTGGATCACCCTGCATTTTACTTTTAAGTGCTCCACTATCTAATTGATATTGCCTATTCTCTTCAGGATCTTCACGAAAAGAACCAAAGGAACCATATTTCTTCTTTAACTCTGCTCTAGTTAGATTACCATTTCTTTCTCTTCTATTTCTAGAGGCATTCGCTCTGCGATTACTTGACATATCGACCTAATTTTTTAACTATTTAGACGTATTTTGACAAAAGGTAGAGTTCTTAAATCTCTTAACTCCATTTCATCTACTTTATACAATCCACCCACCACTTCTGGGAAAGTATATTGTCTCATTTCACCCCAATGATAGTTTAATCCACGAAAACCCCATTGAAACACATCTGTTACTGCGACAAGAGGATGTTCATCATATGCTATATTAGGTGTTTTGGGTTTATATACAAAGACATAGAAGTTTCCAGCTTCGGGAACATTACTTCCCTCTGTCAATACACCTAAAATTTCCTGTGCTAAATCATCAGGACTTTCAGTGCCGACAAGATTTTTCATAACTGGATCTAATCTACTCATATTCCTAGTTCTTTTTCAGTAACAACTTTAAATTCCCATTGACGATCTGCACAAAACTCTTTTGCCATTTTCCATTTTGCTTGATTTTTTGCATATTCATATGCTTCACGAATATAACCTTTTGTTTGTCTTTTTGGTTTCACTGGTGGTTTTGTTTGTTTTGCTGGTTTTACTTCAATCACATAATTTTTTATTTTACCATTTGTCTCTTTCACTTTCATATAAAAATCTGGAAAATACCTATGCACTCGATTATCAATCGGAGAACGATATGGTATCGCTATCTCTTCACTTGCCCACTCTAAAATATTCTGATTCTTATCACAGTAAACCATAAACTTTCTTTCCCAAAGTGACCTGTAAATAATATTAGTTGGATCACCTTTATACTTTCTGGGAAATGAAGGATAGTATTTTCCCTTATAAGACATCTAAATAACTATACTATAATTGTATTTAGAGTGCCAGCACCAAGACCGAGAAGAATATCAGATATAATGCCTAAGTTACAAAATGTGGCTCAGACATCAAATTATTTTGTAAGATTTTCATTACCACCAAGTGGTTTAAGAAATCATTTAAGAAGAAAGGGTATAGACTCAAGATTCATTGCAGATAATGTAGGATTATTATGTTACAATGCAGCTTTGCCAGGAAGTGCATTAGCATCACAAAATATTACTGGGGATTTTCAAGGTATGGTTGAGAGATTTGCCCATACTCGTAATTTTACCCAAGTTAATTTTGAATTTTATGTTGATAATGAATATAAAACAATGAAATTCTTAGAGCATTGGATGGAATATATCACTGGTTCAAATCAAACAGATCCTGGCAATGATACTTACTATTTTCAATTAAATTATCCAAGAGACTATAAATCAAATGATACAACCATTGTAAAATTTGAAAGAGATCATAAAAAGTTTTTAGAATATAGATTTATTGGTTTATTTCCATTATCTTTAAACTCTGTCCGTGTTCAATATGGTAATTCACAAGTCTTAAAAGCGACCTGTTCTTTTAGTTATGATAGATATATTTCAGGTGAATCATCATCGCTTGCAAGGGATTTAAGAAAAGCTTATAATGACTTAGGATTTGGTAGAGGAAACCCAATAAAAGATGGAATGTCACTAAAAGATGATCAACTAAATGAGATGGCTGCACGTTCAACTTTTAGATATTTGAATTTACAGACAAATCCAACAGGAACATTTACATCATTAATTGGTGGAAATCCTGTACAGAGCACTATTAATATGTTGAATAGTACAGGTCAATTAAACTAATTTAAGGTTTGAAAAACCTCTATAAATAATTTTACTGAAGTGCTATAATTATTATGCCATTACCAACCATTTCAACTCCAACCTATGAGTTGGTGTTGCCTTCGTCAAACAGAAAAATAAAATTTAGACCTTTTTTAGTTAAAGAGGAGAAGATTCTTATTCTTGCAATGGAATCTCAGGATACCAAACAAATTGCAAATGCAGTCAAGAATGTCATCACTCATTGTATTCTTACAAAAGGTATAAAGGTTGAAAAACTTTCAACATTTGATATAGAGTATTTATTTTTAAATATTCGTGGTAAATCTGTTGGAGAAGATATTGAAGTTATGGTTACTTGTCCAGATGATGGAAAAACACAAGTACCTGCTTTAATTAATATTGATACTATAAAAGTTCAAAAGAGTGATGACCATGAAAAGGACATCAAACTTGATGACCAATATACGTTAAGAATGAGATATCCATCACTAAATGAATTTATCAAAAATAATTTTGCGACTGCTACAGAAATGAATGTAGATGATACATTTGATTTGATTGCATCTTGCATAGATCAAGTTTATTCTGAAGAAGAATCTTGGGCTTCCGCTGATTGCACTAAAAAGGAATTGTCAAATTTCTTAGAGCAATTGGATTCAAAACAATTCAAGGCAATTGAAAAATTCTTTGAGACTATGCCAAAACTGTCTCATACAGTTAAGGTAACAAATCCAAATACAAAAAAAGAGTGTGAGATTGTATTAGAGGGGCTACAGAATTTTTTCGGGTGAGTATGGCTCACGAAGATCTTGCGTCATACTATAAATTGAACTTTGCTTTGATGCAGCACCATAAATATAGCTTGACTGAACTTGAAAACATGATGCCTTGGGAAAGAGAAATTTATGTTTCACTTTTACAACAGTATGTTGAGGAGGAAAATTTGAAAGCACAACAACAACAAAATAGTCTATAATGGATGAGGAACAAGGATTAGCGTCACCACTGGCAGGAGGTATAAGAGCTGTAAGAAGCACTGTATCTTCAAGTATTTTTAGTGGTCGTCAAGCACCTGTTCAAGCTCAACCTGATCCACAGACAACAAGTTTATTACAACAAAATTCACTAGCACTCAATAACGTTTCTGCACAATTAACTAATATATCTTCACAAGTTGCAGGATTAAATGGTTCTTTAGCTGCTATTCAAGAAAATTTAGCTGTTAGTGATACTTTAGAAAGACAAAGAGAAGCAGCAAAACAAAATCGTGAAGCAATATTAGCAGAGCAAGGATTAAGAGAGGGAAAAGAAAGTCAACTAGAAAGTCGTATTCAACAAGCACTCACATTTCCAGTTCGTAGATTAGCACAAAAAACGCAATTTGGATTAGCTAGACTTGGTGATTTTCTTCTTATATTAGCAGGTGGTTGGTTGACTAATACAGTAGTCAATATGATTAATGCAAATGCAGATGGTAATATTGATTTACTAAACCAACTTAAAGGTACTCTAACAAAACAATTACTGATTGTTGGAGGCACAATGGTTGCCTTAAGTTTGGGATTTAAAACTATATTAAGTGGAATAGGATCTCTTGCCACATCAGCATTAAGATTAGGAAGAGGTGGTTTGTTACAACAACCATTTAATGCAATAGCAACTGGATTACGATTGGGAACTATTGGGTATATTGGAGGACAAATAGCACCAAAATTTGATAATCCCGTTGCGAATATCATAAGTCAAGTTGGAACTACAGCTTCCCTCTTATTTGGTGTTAGATTTTTAGAGGAAAAGTTTAATCAATTAATTGGAGCTAAAGGTGCACAAAAAACTGGAGAAATTGTAACAAAGAAAGCAACTGAAACTGCTACGAAAACTGCTGTAAAAACTGGTGCCAAATTAGGATTTAAAGGTTTACTTAGAAAGATAGCAGCACCATTTAGAGTAAAAGGTTGTTTTATTACAGCATTTTTAGTTGATGTTTTAATATTTAATGAAGATATAGATAGAGCATTGGCGGGTGCAGCAGGATTCCTTGCTGGTGTTAAAGCTGGTGCTGCGTTTGGTGGAACCATTGGAGCATTTTTTGGTGGTGTTGGTGCAGGTCCAGGTGCTTTTATTGGTGGACTAATTGGTGGATTTTTAGGTCCTGAAGTTTTCAAAAGCTTATATGATGGTATTAAGAGATTATTTGGTTTTAAAGTGAAAGGAGATGAAGATCCTGATAAAGAATTAACAATAGGTGATGGTTTGGATGAAATGGGAGCAGAGGATGTTAGAGTTGAAATGAGAAGAGGTGGTAAAGTTCTTGGTCCTTCAATAAATCGGGATATAGTTCCAGCGATGTTAACACCTGGAGAATTTGTAATGACAAAAGAAACAACTGATAGAATCGGTGCTAGTTTCTTTGAAGCATTAAATAAAGGTGGAATGGTTGATCAGTCAATAACTCCTGTCAATAAAATGGCACTTAATAATGTAGCAGAAAAAGTTTCTAATTTAGAGGAGGGTGCACCAGAAATAATTAACTTCCCCATCGCTGGTGCTGGTTCTGGAACAGATACTACATCTGATGGATCAAGTGGAGATTCAACAAATAAATTACCTAATATTGGATTTGATAGAAATAATATTCATACCATGTATGCTACATCTCAATACGGAGCTAACGCATAATGTCAATACAGAAAAGAAGGAACTCACTTTTTAAATCTTCGATTAGTATTAGATCGATAGGAGATTCATTACAAAGTTTTTCTGATGGATTAGTTGCTGCAAGAAGAAATTCTGATGAAACCATAAAAACAATAAGACAAAGAAATATTTTTAAAAGAAATTCAATTCGTAATGATAACAAATACTTCAGACAAAGACAAGAAAATATAAAAAGAAAAGCAAGAGAAGATGAGTTAGAGGCTTCTTCAGTACAGGGAGTTCCAAAAACACAAGGAAATATTTTAGCAAAAAGCACTAGAGGTTTTCTTGGTAGAATGTTAGATTTTATTGGTATTCTTATAATAGGTTGGGCAATCACTAATTTACCAAAAATCATAAATGCGATACAAGGGTTGATAAAAAGAATTTCATCGGTTACAGGAATATTAAGTTTATTTGTTGATGGGATTAAATTTGTTTTAACTGGTATTGGAACAGCCATACAAGGTGCAATATCAAATTTATTAAGATTTGATTTTTTGAAAACAAAGACAGATGTTGAACAGGGTTTAGAGGGTGCGAACACAGGATTATTTCAAGCAAGATCAGAATTAGAACTAGCAGGTCAACAATTTGCGGATTCTGAAACTTTTGGACTGCCTGATCCACCTGCTTTTGAAACTGATAAACCACAACGAGTACGAGATAAAGAAGGTGTTGAAGAAAAGAAAGCAGTTCTTCAAAATGAGGGTACGGAGGCTGAAGTTGAACAAAAAAGCAAAGATATAGATAAAATTATTGAAACAGGTCTTGGTCAGACGGAAGATCAAGTGGTGGAGGGAGATGCTGATGATGTCGAGGGTGTAAGTAGTGAACTTGATTCATTCTTACAGGAATCAGAGGGTGGCACGACTGGAGGAAGTTCATCATCAACACCTGGTGGAACAACAATAGCAGATCCAAGAGACGAATTAAAGAAGAAACAAAAAGAGGCTTTGACTAGAGATAGTAAAAGCAGAAGAAATAGAAGAGGAAGAACCACAAGTTCATCTTTCTTGGGGACCCCTGAGAGTGTAGATAATATAAGTCAGAGTGTCACTCCACAGGGTAATACACTCGCTTCTGTCGATCAATATGATCCTGATTTTCAAACAGGTTCAAGAAAAGTAGATTTATCATCATTAGTAACTCCAACCAAGAAAGAGGTAAATATACCAAGTAATCGAAAATCAAAAAATAAAATAATGATTATTGAAAAACAAAATAATAATGCTAATCAATCAATAAGTATGCCAAGCAGTGGTGGTTCTAAAACTATTGTAAAGGCAGTTGATGATGAAAAGTTATTAATGAAAATGCAAAGCACTTCAACACTTAAGTATACATAATGGCTGCTGTAGATAAATCACTATACGAAAAATTTATTATAGAGTCAGTAAATAGAGCGAAAACTGCTGACATATCTGCTGGTGTCGTAGGTTTTAGTTATTTTGAGGATGTTTTCTCTCCAATGATTACTGCAAGAGTAGTGGTTGCTAATACAGGTAACGCTATTGAGGGTGAAGATGGTAAAATTCAATCACTTTATAATGGATTTCCATTAAGGGGTGGTGAAAGAATGCAAATAAAAATTGCTGGTAATTCACAAGATAATGATGGATTAGAATTTAATGATTTTTATGTAGGATCAATTACCGATGTCATGATTGATTCTGGAAGGGAATTGTTTACCCTGAACTTAATTTCAAGAGAGGCAATAACAAATGAAACTATAAGAGTTGGTAAAAAGTTTCCATCATCACAAAAAATTTCTGATAGTGTAGGAGATATATGCAAGAATTATTTAAGTTCTGATAAATTATATGATGTTGATGAAACGCAAAATCCATATGGTTTTTATGGTAATATGAGAAAACCATTTACTGTATTAACGATGTTAGCATCAAAATCTGTGCCAGGCAATGTATCTGGTAAAGATGCTACTGCGGGATATTTTTTCTTTGAGACCAAGCAGGGATTTAGATTTAAGTCTATTGACTCTCTCATAAGAACACCCCCATATCCAGAGAAATATGTTTATGCACCTGGTATTATTGATACTGATGATACAACTAAAGATTTTAAAATCCTAGAATTTAAAACGACTAAAAATCAAAACTTGATAGAAAATCTTGAGAGAGGTGCATATTGTAGCAATCGCACTTACTTAAATCCGTTAACTTTTGAATACACACCTACAACACAAAAAATATTCAAATTGGAAGATTATTCTGGTAAGATTGAAAATTTAGGTGAAGATATTGATGTGGTATTACCTTCATTAAGTGCAAATGATAATAGAACATTAGCATCAGTTCCAAGTCGATATATATGTGGTATTTTAGATATTGGAACCACTGATACGAAAGTATCACAAGAGGGTAACGCAGATCCAGCTAAAATACACTCACAAGCAATGATGAGATATAATACTCTTTTCACTCAAATTTTGACAATGACTATTCCATTAAATACAAATCTTACCGCTGGTGATATATTAAACTGTGAGTTTCCTAGAATCGATCAACAAGAGAGAAAAGAACCAGATGAAGTGCAAAGTGGATTATATCTAGTTAAAAAACTAACACATTTTTTTGATTCAAAAGGATCTTACACAAAACTACAGCTAGTTAGAGATACAAACGGGAGAAAAGCAAAATGATTGAAAACTCTTTAATTCAAAGTAACTTTCTTGGAAGAGATGGATTTAAATGGTGGGTAGGTCAAGTTGCACCTGAAGAAGCACAAGGTGATCAGATTAATGGAGACGGTTGGGGTAATCGTGTTAAAGTTAGGATTATGGGTTATCACCCTGATAATGATGTAGAACTTAAAAATGAAGATTTACCTTGGGCACATATTTTAAAATCACCAGAGGGAGGTTCTGGAAGGGCAGGAAGAGGAAAACCTACTCAAATTTTACCAGGTGATAATGTTCTTGGGTTCTTTTTAGATGGAGATACTGCACAACAACCAGTAATACTAGGTGTTTTTTCAAGCACAAATGCTGCAGCTGCAAAATCTAAAGATAAAGAATACACGCAACCTTTTGTACCTTACACAGGATATACTAGCAAAATAAAACCAAACGATAATATCGCACAGAGCGAGTCTGGAGATCAAAATAAATTATCCAGTCCTTCTAATAGACAATTAGATACAGAAACTGCTAAAAAAATTGAAGAGGCAACAGGTCAGGTGCAAGTGGTTGCTAGTCAAGTATTAGGTACAACAGTTACTTTTGGTGATACGTCTGGTGCAAGATCAGCAGTTACTAAAATTAATGGAGAGGTTCAAAATGCATTAAAGGATTTCAAAAATTCTACACCTCAATTAAAAAATAAAGTATTATCAAAAGCATCAAAAAATCTAGCAAATATTTCGACAAGTATGTCATCAAACATGATTACTTCGACCTTTGAAACAATGGCACCTAAATTAAACGATGGATTACATAAACTTTATAAAGATAAGTATGGTGAAGTATTAAAGAAAACTGGTAATATAGCACTAGCAAAGAAAGCTGCTAGTTTAGCACAAAAAGCTAAAGTTCCTTCAATCTTAAACATAGAAAATGCTATACCTTGTATGATGAAAAATGTTACTGATAAATTAGAAAACAATATCTCAAATTTGTTAGCACCATTATTAGAAAATGTGCAAAATTATAATGATTGTATTGGTGATCAATTTAGTGCTGGAATTATGAATAGTATCATAGGAAGTATTGATGAATCACTTGCACCTTTAATGGGGGACATTGGAGATATATTTCCTGGTGACATTGCTGGTATGTTAAGAGATAAAGCTGATGGTTTATTAGGTATATCAGATGCTTTAGGTGGTTGTGATTTACCAACTCCTGGTTCTACGTTAGCACAAAAAACAAATCAATGGGTGATTGGAAAAGGTCCTAAAAGTTTGACTGTCAAATCAATTGAAGATTTATCAGGTTCATTATTAAGTATAGCTAATGCTGCAGAATCATTAAAAGAAGCTGCAGGAGGAGAGGGAGTATTATCTAATTTATTAAGTGGAGTAAATCTTAATTTACCTAATATTGACATACCTAATTTACCATTAAATCTTGGTCAAATAGGTGGAATTGCATCAAGTCTTGGTGCTTTTGATTTTATGTCACCTCTAGTAAATACACCTGGTTATCGAAGTGGATTAGGAGATTGTTATACAGGAACTCCTCTTAATTGTTCAGGTATTAAAGTAAATGTTTTTGGTGGGGATGGAAAAGGAGCAGCAGCACAAGCTATTTTAGGTGGATTAGTGGGTGATGCAGTTGCTGGACAAACTGGAAGTTTAATTGGTATTAAGATGACTAGTATGGGTTCTGGTTATACTGTACCACCATTTGTTGAGATAGTAGATAATTGTAATCAAGGATATGGTGCAATTGCAAGAGCGACTATTGACTACGATAAAACATCACCAACTTACAGTCAAGTTACAGATATCTATGTTATAAGTGGTGGTGAGAATTATCCAGTGATTGAAACTACAGAAGACATTTACACTATTGATCATGTAGTTGTAGTAAATCCTGGTGAAAATTATAGCGAAGAGGATATTATCACAGATAGCAAAGGTAACACATATACTAAATTTATTGATGAATCTGGTAGAATATTAAATGTAATACCTCCCAATCCAGAAACAAATAATGTTGAAGAAGTTAATGAATTTGTTGAGATGATTATAAGAGGTCCCAATAATACATCTCCATCAGGTAGTGGTGCTATATTAAGGGCACAAATAGCACCAAGACCTCCATATCAAGGAGAAATCAAACAAGTTATTGATTGTATTACACCTCGTGACGGGATAGTTGGATTTGTAAATGGAGAACCATATTACGGTGCATTTCACGTTATGCCAAACGGTGTAAAGATGACAGGTGCAAAACACTCAGATAGTGATATGATAATATATGATACACCTCAAGAAAGTAGAACATCAAGAAGTATGATGCCAATGTCTACTTCTTACACTACAGTTTCATCAGCACCAGTTCAAAATGTTTCCGACACCACTACAACGAGTCAGTCTGACACAAGTAGCACTACAACAGCTCCTCAAATGGACATCCCAGACCAAACACCGACTCCTCCACCTCAACAACCATCTCAACCAACTTATACTCCTCCTCCTAGTAGTCCTCCTAGTGGTGGCGGGTCTTCGGGATCAGGTGGTGGATCGTCAGGTGGCGGTGGATATGGAGGAGGATACTAAATATTAGTAAAAAATTATGGGAACAAAACCAAACGAAAACTGGCAAGAAAGAAATTATGAAGCGTTTACTCCTAACGTAAAGTTAGACTGTAATAATCCTCAAGAGGGATTTAGTGGTCCTATTGTCTATAATATGTTGGGTTGTTCTAAAGATGGGAATCAAAGTTCATATGGAATGACAGAGGGTGGATTATTTCATATCTATAATGATCAATGTATAGAAATAGTTGGTGGAAAAAAAGTTGGAGGAGGTGGAGTTTGTTTAAATATTGTAGGATCAAGTGGTGATGTTTGGATAACCGCATTAAGTAATGGTGATGTAAGAATCACAGGCACTAATATAATGTTAGATGCAGCAAGAGATTTAACAATAAATGCAGGTTCAAATTTTTCAGTCAAAGCAAATAAAATAGATATGAAGTCTAATGAATGTTATATCAAAGCACCAAGAGGAAAAATAAGAGTCAAAGATGTTAGTTGGGGTGCAACAGTATTTGCTGGAACGAGTGCATTAGGTTCATACACCTCTCTAGCAGCAGGATCTGCTGGAGGACCTGCTGGTGCAGCAGCCGCTAAAAAATTAGGATTATGAGCGATTTTAAAGAAGGTGGAGTACCCACTCCAGATTATGATACTGAAGATATAAATTATATCTCTCAAAAAACAGAATTCACTGAAGATGTTTTTATATATGGTGATGCATACTCACAGTCATATAATGGTGTTGAGATAAGTGTTGTTGATTCAACACTTACATTCACAGTTGCTGGTATTGGTAGTACAAGTCTTACACTCTCTTGACGATTTTTATACATATGCTATAATAAGAAAAAAATTATCTCATATGGAAGATTTTGTATACGAAGTTATTGTAGACATCTGTGCTAAAACCTTCAAACTTAAAAGTAGTGACGGAGTTAATAAGATAATTGCCTGTGATGATTCTGAAGAGTTTATGAGAGTTTTGGAAGTATGTGACAAAATGCTAGAACCACATATGATTAAATATGCAGAATTAGCATTAACCTCAGATAAATAAATGAAATACAAGATAACCACCAACTTCTGTTGGTTTCGTGGCGGTAGTATGATCGTTAAAATGTATTTCATAAATGGTATGCCATTTACATTTGATGAATTGCCAGAAGGACATTTAAGAGATCAAGACCTAATTAAAGAAGCAGATAAGCATCGTACATTTAATGATGACGAAATGTATCAATATTATGGATACCTTGTAGAAGAAGAATTACACCCGTGTTTGTTCCCAGTCGATTTAGAGAACCCAGAAGAATTGCCAGATGATATCTCAATTCATATAGACACGGAGGAGTAACCAGCTAAATAAACCTAGTATGTACGGTCTATTGATCTCATTTATTGTAGTTAAAAAAGATGCCTCTTAATAAGTTAGAGAATTTTATAAAGAATACTGAGGGTCGTGTTCTTTATGTAAATCCAAATGATCTTGATTCCACTGATGGTATAGAGAATCAAGGTAATTCATTAACCAAACCCTTCAAGACGATTCAGAGAGCTCTGATAGAGGCTGCTAGATTCTCATATCTTCGTGGAAATGATAACGACTTAGTAGAAAGAACAACAATATTAATATTTCCAGGCGACCATATAATTGATAATAGACCAGGATTTGGAATTAGAAATGAGTCAGGTATCGCAAAAGCAATAAGTCCAAGTGGTTCAGCAACAGGTGCACAAAATACTTTAACACTTACATTAAATTCTAACTTTGATTTAACACAAGAAGATAATATTCTCTACAAATTTAATAGTGTTAATGGTGGTGTAGTCGTACCCAGAGGTACATCTATTGTTGGATTAGATTTAAGAAAAACAAGAATCAGACCATTATATGTTCCAAACCCAACAGATAATAATGTAGCATCATCTGCTATATTCAGAATTACTGGTGCTTGTTATTTCTGGCAGTTCACATTTTTTGATGGAGATGAAGCAGGTTTAGTATATACAGACCCATCAGACTTCAGTGCAAATAATCAATCAAAACCAACATTCTCTCACCATAAGATAACTGCATTTGAATATGCAGATGGTGTGAATACACTTGATAATTTTAGTGACTTAACTGACTTAGACATATATTATAGTAAATTAACAAACGCATTTAATAGGGCATCGAATCGTGAGATAGATCAGAAATATCCATCAGCACCCGCTGCTTTCTCACCACAAAGACCAGAATTTGAAATTGTTGGTGCTTTTGCAACTGACCCATTAAATATTACCAACATTGAATCTGGTGATGGAGCAACACCAGGTCAAGTAGTTACAGTAACTACTCAAACTAATCATAATCTTACAGGTGGAACTCCCATCAAGATTCGTGGTATTAACGTAGCAGATTATAATATATCAACAAAAGTATCAAACGTAATTGATGATACTAGATTCCAGTATTCATTGCCATTTGTTAGACCAAACTTACCAGCAGGATCTGCTGGAGGTTTGAGTTCTGCAAACGGGCAAGTATTAGTTGAGACTGATACAGTAACGGGTGCATCACCATATATCTTTAACTGCTCAATGCGTTCTGTATATGGTATGCAGGGTTTACACGCAGATGGTGCAAAGGCAACTGGTTTTAAATCTATGGTTACTGCTCAGTTTACAGCAGTATCTCTACAGAAAGATGACAGAGCATTTGTAAAGTATGATAAGACTAATAGAAGATATAGTGGTATTGCTTTCTCAAAACAGACAGGTGCACTATTATCTTCCGAATCATCATCAACAAACCCACAGACAGTATTCCATTTAGATCAGGAAGCTAATTATAGAAAAGGATTTAGAACTACACATATTAAAGTATCAAATGATGCTGTAGTACAGATTGTGTCTGTATTTGCGATTGGATTCCATGCACACTTTGAGATGATAAATGGTGCTGATGCCTCTATCACAAACTCTAACTCTAACTTTGGTACATTTGCATTACTTGCTGAAGGATTTAAGAAAGAAGCATTTGAAAAAGATAATAAAGGATTCATAACATCTATAATTACTCCTCGTTCTGTTGTATCAGATGACCAGCAGATTGAATTTTTACAGATTGATGTTTCAGAAACAACAGCAACTAAATTATTCTTATTTGCACAACCAACTCTATCATTACCACCAGCACATATCGCTCAAGGTTTTAGAATTGGTGCAAGATCTGATGATAAGTTATACATTGATAACGGAGGAAGCACATTCTCTGCAACAGTTGTAATGCCAAATGGTGCGTCAGGAACAACAAATGTAGGTGAGAAGAATTATGAAGCAACACATTCAGATGCAAGTGCTTCTAAACAATCAGTATTTACAATCAATGCAGGTCATGAACTTGC